TATCCAATGCTCTGGCAAACCTCAGCGGCATGACACTTGGTCAGATCGGCGTGGCACTGGCAGCAATGGCAGGCGGACTGATTGAAATGAGTGTCGCACTGACTCTTGTAAAAGGCTCTCTTGGCAGTGCAACCTCGTTCCTTATTATGTCGGTTGTGTTGAATGCTCTCGTTTCTCCGCTGAAATCTCTTGGCGAAATGTCACTTGAAGAGATCGGGCATGGATTACTCGCAGTTGGTGGGGCACTTGGCATTTTCGCGATTGCTGTTGGAACAATGTCGCTTGCAGGTCCAATCATCATTGCTGTTTCTGCAGCTCTGAGTTTGCTGGCAGGAAGCTTTGCATTGCTGCTTGGAACGATGGCAGCAGTAAGCCTAATGCCTCTTCGGATGGAAGCACTTGTCGTGGCACTTGGAACGCTTGGCTCTGCAATTGGCGTTTTTATTCGCTGGAGTAATCGCAGGGCTTGGAACAGCAGCTGGAAGCATTGCTATTGCAATCGCTGAAATTATTGTAGCGGTATGCAACGCAATTGCACAGGCCGTTCCTGCAATCGGCAATGCACTTGCTCAGCTCATCGTGGCCATTTGCAATGTCATCGTACAGTGCAGTGAGCCTATTGGACAGGCTTTGTTTACGCTGGGCACTGTAGTGATCCAGACCATTATCGATCTGATCGCATGGGCATGGGATGGTGGCGGTGAGGGAGGCGGCATCAAAGGTCACTGAGTGAACTGCTGGGAAATATTGTTGCATGGCTTTCGGAACATCTCAATCCGATAAACCTGTTTGGTGGCTTGCTTGGCACGATTTCGGGCTTCTTTGGCAAAATCGGAGAATATATGTCTCAGGGACTTGCTAATGGCCTGAATACTGGAGCTTCAGTGCAGATTGCAAACAATGGTGTTCAGACACTGTGCAATAAGGTGAAGGATTTCTTTCGGAATGCGTTTGGAATCAATTCGCCTTCGACCTGGATGAGGGAGCTCGGCCAGTGGTTTGCACCGGGTCTTATAAATGGACTGAATGGAACAGCATCTATTGCGAAGCTGAATGCTGGAACCAAGGTATTTGGTGAAAATGTAAAATCTGGACTTTCCGGTACGTTTGATGGTTTGAACAGTTGGATGTTCAACAAAGGCAGCGATGCAGCCAGCAGTTTCTATAACGGACTGAGCGCGGCGAAGAACATCCGAACTGGTTCCAAAGACGACTGGTTTGACGAGTGGTACGAAAAAGAGATCAGCAAGTACCGGAATGTGACTCCGAATACCGTGGCAGATGATGCTGCGGAAGATATTCTTGGAACACTTTTTGGGTCTGGAGATACGAGCCCCACCGGTTCTGGCGGTACAACCACTGGCAAGACCAAAAAACCTCCGGCTCCGGCACGAAGAAGACCGTGGCCCAGCAGATCGAGGAAAAGTACAAGCCAAAGCTGGAAGCAAACAAGGCGGCACGGGAAGCACTGGACAGCGAGTACGAGCTGTGGCAGACCGAGAACCAATACAGCGCGGAGAGGACACGCTGCTGGCGAAGAAGATGGAGAACGCGGCGGCAGAAATTGCGAACCAGACCGACCGGGTGGCCATTGCACAGGCAAAGTACGACGAAATGCTGAAGCGCTGGGGCGCGGACAAGACCGAGACCAAGGAAGCCTACGCCAGCCTGCTGAGCGAAAAGACCAGCCTTGCGAAATTGCAGGCAGACCAGTACACCGGCCTGTTTGAAGACATCACGAAGCGGTATGACACCGACCTTGGTACACTGGAAAAAGAGTATAACCTCTGGACGGCCCAGAACAGCAACACTGCCTCAAAGCTGGACAAGATCGACCGGGAGACCGAGTACCAGAAGAACGAGCTGGAACTGAAGCAGAAGAAGGAAGCCAAGGCAAAAGAGCAGTGGGAGACCCTGCGGAAGGAATACGGCGAAAGCGACCTGCGCACAAAGGAAGCCTGGAACGACTATCTGGATGCGCAGACCGAGAGTTTGCAGCTTCAAAATGATATTGCCAAGCAGTCGCTGAACAAGCTGGATGCGCAGCTTTCCATCATCAAGGACGAACAGAGCCGGATGCAGAGCCGCATGGACCTGCTGACCAGCATCTACGGCGATGGAAGCCTGAAGGACCGTGAGGACGCCTACAAGCAGGCGGTGGAGCAGTACGGCGAAAACAGCGCTGAGGCAAGAAAAGCAAAGTATCAGGGTATTACTACCAGCATCCTCGGCACAGTGGAAGCACTGCAGAACATGAATGCCGAGCTGGAAAAGACCCGACTCATCCAGCAGCAGCTGGCGGACGGCAAAGACCTGAATGGCAATCCGCTGAGCAAAGACGATGTGAACGACCTGAAGGACCAGCTGCTCTCCTCCCGCAGTTCTATGGTGAGCTTTGCAGGGGCACTGGCAGATGCCATGGGCCTTGAGGACAGCGCCAAAAGCGCGGTGGTAAAGCTTGCCAATGCCATCCAGAAGAACTGGGTGCCCATCAGCAATGCGTGCAGCGAGGTGTGGACGAAGGTCTCCGGAGCCATGGGCGAGGAGATGACGAATACCCTGAGCACCGTATTCAAGGCGGCATTCAGCGAGGAAGGCATGGAGATCGGGACGGAATTCGTCTCGGCCATTGCATCCGCCATGCAGGGAGACTACGCTGGTGCCATCATTTCGGCGGCAACGGGACTGATCGATCTGCTGTTTACGGAAACCGGAAAGCAGCTGACCGGCGGAGCAGGAGACATGCTGCTGAAGCTGTTTTCCGGAATTCAAAATGGAGACCTTGCGGGAAAGCTTGCCAACATTGGGACAGCCGCGGCAAATGTCGGCAATTCCCTGAGTGGACTGCTGCCCATGCTGGGACAGCTGGGAACGACCGGAGCCGGTGCAGGAATGGCAGTTGGCGGCATTGGCGAAGCACTGGGCGGGCTGGGTGCTTCCATACTGGCGGTGCTGCCGGAACTGCTGATTGTGGTGGGCATTATTGCAGCCATCGCGGCACTGATCGGCGGTATTGCGTGGTTTATCAGCAGCCGGAAGAAGGAAAAGGCCACCGGCGCAAAGGACGTTGGCTCGGAGATCGATAAGGGCATCAGTGATGGCGTGAAGGAAGATGCGCCCATTGTGGACGATGCCGTGAGCGACATGACCGAGAACGCCATGGATATTGCGAAGGGTTCGCTTGGGACCATCAGCAAGGTGATGGGCGACGACTACGAGTACACGCCCCAGATCGTGCCCGTGGTGGACCTGACCAACGTGCTGGAAGGTGCGGACGAGATCGACAATGCCTTTGCGGCGACAAAATCGCTGAGCCTTGACGGAGACGTGAGCCGGAACCTTGCAGACAAGATCGATGCCGAAGTGCAGCTTCAAAATGGACTGAAGAGCGCCGGAAATGAGGACACGCTGCGTGCCATCAACGCACTGGCCGGGCACATGGACGGCGTGGCCGAGAGCATCAAGGGCATGAGCGTGACCATCAACGGCAGAAAGGCCATTGGCTACATCGACGACCGGATGGGCCGGCTGACCGCAGCGAAAGTGAAGTGAGAAAATGGCGATCATCAAAGAACTGAACCCCGGCGATACCCTGAAAGTGTACGAGGACGGCATTGCAGCAGAGTTTGTGGTGGCCCAGCACAACTACGAAAAAGACCTGAACGGCAAGGGTAAGACCATGCTGATGCGCACCACCCTGCTGAAAGACGCAGTACAGTGGGGCAACAACGAGAAAGATGTTTCGTGGAAGAACGAGCCGACCCTGCGCAACTGGCTAGAAAACACCTACGCAGCACGGTTGAGTGAGGACACGCTGAAGACCATCATGCCGGTGACGATCCGGTATGATTATGGTTCAAGTGAGAGCGGTACGCTGGAAGAACAGCGGTTCTTTGTGCCGAGGGCAGTAGACTTCAGCGGAGATACGGCGCTGTTTACTGGAATCCGAAGATTTTTTGAGGATAGTCTGAGCGGCGGAAGGGCGGATATTACCGAAGGAAGCAACATCTACGAGCTGTGGAAGTACGTGTTCAGCACGCGAAGCAGCAAAAACTACGAGGATGGCGATAACACCCGCGGAGAGGCGCTGAGCCTTTACGTGCAGCACGGCAGAGGTGCCGACCCCGGGTCACCTGGGTACATTAACACCTACTGGGATACGACAACGGGACAGTGGGGCGTTTCCAGCTCGAATATTCTCGTATGTTTCTGCGTGGATGAGAATGCCACGGTGGACGATGATGGATGCCTGACAGCCAACAGCGGGCCGGAGATCCAGAGCAATTACTTTGGCATGAACGGCGTATTTGGGCGGTGGGGAAAGTTCGGGCTGCCGTACCGCGTTTATGATGCAGATGGCGACACCATTACCGTGACCGAAAAGCTGAACGGCGAAGTGCACAGGACGTTTAGGGCAATTCAAAATGGAGTATATCGGTTTGAAATATCACAGAAAGAGCTGGAAAGCTTTGACTGGAACGCCGACTATATCCTGACGGTAGAAGCCAGCGACGGCCGGACCACTAACCGGAAAAGCTGCAAGGTGAACCGCATCCGTTCATCCGGGTACGTGGTGTACATCGGGCAGATCAAAGGCACGGCGGATGGACAGAGCTACTACTGGACAGAGCGAAACATTCTGGACGATCCGTTCAACGAGAATGCACCGGTGATCCTTGACCCGGAAGTGACACTGGAGGCCAACGAGATCAGCTCGTTTACCTTTACGGTGCCCGTCTCGAACCCGTTCTACGACAAGCTGGAGCTGAAAAAGCCGGTAGTCAGCATAGAAGAGGACGGCCGCGAGATCTTTATGGGCTATATCACTGAAATGGAAAAGAACTTTGAGCTGGACATGGAAGTGACCTGCGAGAGCGAGTTTGGATACTTGCAGGACAGAGACTGTCTGGTAGAGAACAAGTTCTACACGGCGTCCGAACTGCTGGCACTGGCGCTGACCGTGGAGGATGACCCGGAAGAACACGTCGGCTTCAAGGGCGAAGGCAAGGTGTTCCTGCCCGGAAATGTGACCATAGAAAAGCCGGAAAGCGACACGGACAAGGAGACCAAGGCCATCAGCGACTGCTGGAGCGTACTGACGAACAGCCTGACCGGAAAGTACGGCGGATATCTGCGCCTGCGCAAAGAAATCAAAATGGTGGACGGCGTGCGCGTTTACACAAGATATCTGGACTATCTGGCAAAACTGAACGACAAGACCGATCAGGTGATCGAGCTTGGAAAGAACCTGCTGGATATTTCGTACTACATCAAGGCCGGGGACATCGTGAACTCGGTGAAGGCATATGGTTGGTACAAGAGCGGATGGCTCTTCTGGGAGACCACGAACCCCATCTCGCGGGAAGCGTACAACGGAGAATCCATCAAGAAGTACGGCCTGTGCCAGCGTGTCCTTGTGGTGGAAGGAACCGATTCCACGGAAGACAGCCTTTTGAAGAAGGCCACGGACGAGCTGAAAAAGTACAGCGGTTTCACCGGAAGTGTGCAGATCAACGCTGCAGACCTGTGTGATATTGGCGTGGACACCGACCGGCTGGACTTTATGAAGGAGACGTACGTGCTCGCGGAACCGCACAGCATCGATGACTGGCTGCCCTGCACGAAGGAAGTGATCCCGCTGCATGAGCTGGACCAGAAAGACTTTACCTTTGGCGCAACCACGGCAAAGCTCTCGTCTTTGCAGGCGGGCAACTTTGCGACGGCGGGCAAGGCGTGGAACGCGATCCAGTCCACCATTGGATACATCAACAAGTGAGGAGGATCAATGTACCATTCTCTTATTATAAATGTAGGCGACAACTACATTGACACCTGGGACGACTGGAAGCTGATCCCTTCCTCGCGGCCGGTGATCGCACCGCCCATTGAGCGAACAAAGTTCGTGACTGTGCCCGGCAGAGACGGCGCACTGGACTACAGCCGTACCCCTGCAAACCGTCCTACCTACGATGACCGTACCGGAAAAATTGAGTTCTACCTCGAAAACGACTATGCTGGCTGGGACTGGGAGACCGCGTACACGACCATCTGCGAGACCTTGAAGGGACAGCGGGTGCGGTTTGCGCTGGAGGACAATCCCAGCCATTATTATTCGGGTCTCTTGTGGGTGGACCAGTTCAAAAGCGACAAGGGGCACTCGAAGATCACGCTGGAGTACAACTTGCACCCGACCATGTACACCCTGAAGGTTGAAGCCGTGGCGCTGAACGTATACGACCTGAAGCTGAACAGAGGCATGGAGTACCAGCTGCTGGTGGGCGTTGGGCCGACGAATACGTTCTACCGCAAGATGAACGTGACCGCGAAACCGCGGGACGTGGTGAAAATTACTCAAAATGGGACCATTCTGGCCCTGCGGAAAGGCACAGCGGGTGGTGGACGGCAGAGTGCGGCGGCGTGAAAGCCGAGTGCGCCGTGACGGTAGGCGCTTACGAGAGCTTTACCATTGAGCGGGCACTGGACGGCGTGAGCGAGACAAACCCGGTGGGGAGCATCGTTGCCGGCATGAGCTACCAAAATGTGTTCAACGTAGGCGACAGCGAGAAGGAAATGCTGGAACTGACAGTAGAGATGGGCGGCACGGATGTGACCGGAAGTTGTGTTGTTATGGCAGAGGACAACGCGAGCGCACAAATCAAAATGGCATCGGTGACGGGAAATATCAAGATCACAGCGCATGCTGCAGCAAAGCCGGTGGCGGCGATGCTGTGCAATGATACCCTGCCTGTGGAGGTAAAGCCGCTGAAACGGGTAGAAGGAGCATTCAGGCTTGGAAGATGAAAGGAAGGATGATATTTGAGTTTGGAAGCGTACTCCATTTTTGAAAAATGGAAACGAAAAGCTCTCGGAGCATTTCAAGGTGCGCGAGTTCTACTGCCGTGACGGCAGCGACCCGGTGTTCATTGACACGGCGCTTGTGGAGGTGCTGGAGAAGATCCGTACGCACTTTGGCAAGCCTGTGACCATCACGAGTGGGTTCCGCACGGCAAGCTGGAACGCAAAGCAGAAGAATGCCGCAAAGTTCAGCCAGCATCTGTACGGCAAGGCGGCAGACATTCAGGTGCAGGGCATCAGCGTGGAGCGGGTGTATGCCTACGCGGACAGGCTGCTGGGCAACGCCGGTGGCTGCGGCATTTACCCGCCCGGTCTGGGACGCGCCAATGGCTGGGTGCATGTGGACGTGCGCAAAGCCAAGAGCCGCTGGAAGGGGTGAGCGCCGATGGAAAGCATCATTGCCGCCATCCTCAGCGGTGTTGTGACCCTGATCGGCGTGCTGATCGCAAACTCGCGTTCCAATGCCGTGATGGAATACAAAATTGAGGAGCTGACCCGGGAAGTCCGCAAGCACAACGGTTTTGCGGAGAAGATCCCGGTCATCCAGAGAGATATTCAGGTGCTGAACCACAGAATGTCCGACATCGAAGTACATGAATACGAACACGAAAGGAGCAACGTATGAATTTCAACATTACTGCAGGCACCATTGCACGTACCGCCGTTCTTCTGCTGGCTCTGACCAACCAGATGCTGAGCGCCATGGGCAAGAGCCCGCTGCCTATCGAGAGCACCACTGTGGAGCAGCTGGTGACGGCTGGCATCACGACCATTGCGGCACTTGTCGCATGGTGGAAGAACAATTCCTTTACGAAGGAAGCCATTGCGGCCGACAAGGAGTATGACCGCCTGAAGGCAAAGAGCGGGAAGTAAAAATGATATTTTGGGCAGGGCAGGAGCGGAAAACGTGATCCACACACGTATCCAACGCTGAATGTTTCTTCTGCACTGCCTGAAAATAGTTCATCTGGCACTCACCGAAGGCAGGAACTGCCGAAATTCAAAATGGAGTGACCGGTAAGATGAAGAAAGCCCCTGCAACGATCGTTTATGGCTCTGAGTGGGAGCTGTGAGCGAAAGTTACAGGGACTTTTATTTT